GATCTCAATAATGGAATGGGAGACAGTTGAGCCCTACAGATGGCGTCAAGAACCTCAGGACAATCTGTGGCGGGTGTACATTGAAGGCGTCAAAGGTACCATACAAGTGGATGAAATTGTGTGGATAACCGGACGTTTTGATATGTTAGATCAGCTGTACTGGGATGCCCAGGGCGTGTTAGATGGACACTATCACTGCTGTTTATGGGGCAAGTGTTGGATTTTGCGGTAGCGGCGCTGTTCCCAATACATGACCCAGGGCGAAATATGCGCCACAGCCATTATTACCCACATTAACAACATTTCGTTAACCGCTCCACAAATGCTGGGATAAACATAAGAATACACTGCTCCTGCTGTAAACATGGGCATTGGTGCTAGACTTATAACAATATTAACCATACGATTCATACAATATTTATCAGGCGTAGGTACTGATAAATAACATTAATAGATTCCTAGCATACCGGCTAAGAAACCGCACATATACTAAAGAGATCAAAAATGGCCGCAAGAGTAATGTCATGAGTGTAGTACAAAAACAATTAACATCAACCGCGGGGTTTAGAAGTCCCGGATTTAGTGTAAACTCAACCGGTGCGTTAATCGCCAACGGCATTGATACAATTAACGGGCTAGCGTTTAACGGATTACAAGTATTAACACCAACAACTCTTGGAAGTACAGTTGTTGACAGCAGTTTACAAACTCTAGGAACATTAACTGGACTAACAGTTAATAGTACTGGAACCGTGTCAATCTCTGCTGCCGCTATCACAGTAGCAACAACCGGTACAATTGCAATTACCTCAGGAGCAGTTGGCGCAATTAACAACGTAAATATTGGGGGTACAACTCCCGGTAACGGAACATTCAACACATTAACAGCCAGTACTAATATATACATCGGCAATATTAACGTTAAATCGTACGCCGCGGCTTTAGCAGTAGCACTTTCATAAATATAAGACTGGAGATATAAATGTCAAAGAAAAGAATAGCAAATTACGTGTTTCAACCGGGTGTGTCGGGCACAAGCAATGCCTACCCCAATGCGTATTCTTTATTAGAAAGCAACAAAACTTTTATCAAGAAAGAAGCTAATGCTTATATTGCTCAACAAATTATTTTAGACACAGCAAACAATATATATCCAAACGCAGTTTCCTTATTAACTTTAAATAGAACATTTGTAATTGATGAAATATCAGCATGGACCAGTTATCAAGTTGCTAATAGTATTGGTATTTTTAGCGGATACACTTACACAGCTACTGAAATTGCAAAATGTAAAAGAGACGTTGGTTATTTAATTGACGCATTAATTTATGATGTTCGATACGGTGGTAACGAACGTGTTAATTTTGTAGCAAGTCAGTATTATCTAAGCGGTGTAGTTCAAGTTATCAATATACCAGTTGAGGTTCAAATACAAACTCAACTATGGAATATAATTAGAAATTATATACTTACAAAAGTATTGTACGCATCTCAACAAAGCCCAAGTCTTAGTTCACAAAACATATCCGGCGGCGCAGCCGAGGCCGGCGCAGTTACTCAAGTAGCAACTTTATCAACAACAGTTAGTAATGTGATCTCTGGCGGATTATCAACTATTCCAGCTACTATATATTCAGCATATAATTTTCCTGGATATACATACGACGCGGCCAAGTGTGAACGTGATATAAATTATATACTTGACGGGTATCTTAACGATTTGCGCTACGGTGGTAACGTACAAACTAGACTACTTGCTAGCAGATACTGGGACGGCGAAGTTCCTCAAGTAGACGGTGATAGATCACCTGAAATTGCCACGCATACATTTATTCGTAATTTAATTAATACTTATATTTTTACACAGGCAGCATATACACCCTTACAAGTTTCTTTTCCAAGACAAATTGTAGGTGGTATTATTGGCGAAGCTGGAGCAACTGATCGTGTTGTGACTCTTGCTGAAATAGTAATTTCAGTAATTCAGTCAGGACTATCAGCAGTCCCTGTTATAGCATACGGTGTTACTACAATTAAACTTCAAGGCCAATATACACTTGATAAATTGCTATTAATTACTAACGCAACTAATAATCAAATCATTTATAACTTTAGTGATCCGTTACTGGGCGCAACCGCAAGTCTTGAAGCGTCACATAATAGTAACGGTAACGATAGTGATACTGATTACCCAGCATTCTTACAAGTAACAGACAGTATTACAACATTACAGTTAGTTGCTGATACTAGTACATGTTTGCCAACTGACGATATACAGATATTTGTAGAGGGCGAAGCACAAATAACAAGACCGTACGATTTTGGTACTGATGCCATCGAACGTTTACGTGTTGCGCAACCACAGTCCATGCTTGACGCTGACTTTGAATACGGACTACAACCTACTAAGTGGCAGGCAATTGGAGTTGCTCGCGGATATCCGTCAGTGTACGAAATTCCCGGATCTGACACTGCTGTACTTACTGTAGTAACAGACGCATCTGCTGGCACCGGCGGTGTTGGCCAATCGCTGATAACAGTAACAACGCAAGGGTCGCACGGATTTGTTGCAGGTGGACCAATTACTATTCGAGCATTAGCAAACACAATTTCTGGTTTCAGCCGCGCAGAAGGTACGTTTATTATTGTTGCAGTCCCTACTGCAACTACATTTAATTATTATGCTACAGCTAAAGTGGGAACATTTAACGGGCAAGTATTGGCCACATCGTATAGTCAGTTACGTAAAGGCGCATTCTATACCGGAGCTGCAATTGGCACTCCGTCGTTCTCTGTAGTAAGTAACGGCATTGCTAGTTCGTTTGCTACAAAATTTATTACTGCTATAAATACTGACCAAATTGCAATTGCTGGAATATTGCCGGCATTAGGTGCTCCTCTTACTGGCACTGGAATTAACCCAGGCACACAAGTATCAGGAACTGTCGGCGCAGGCGGCCTAGCAGTTACAGCTAACTTGGGGCTTCCAGTCGGTATTGGCGACACGGTGATAAACGTAATAGATCCAACCGGAATTTTAGAAGGTATGGCCATTGATAATGGGACCGGTACTGCGGTATTTGTAAGTAGCATTTCAGGGTCAGATATTAATTTAACGCAGCCAGTAACTACTGCTCGGTCAGGAAGTACACAAACTTACACAAATATTTCAGGTACTAACATTACACCTAGCGGCACTGGGGCAACTTTTAGTGTTGATAGAGTTGACAGCCTTTATGCTAATTTACAAATTGTTAATGGCGGAAATAGTTATACCGTTAACAATAAAATTAAAATTCTAGGGTCAAACTTAGACGGTGCCGATGGTACTAATGATATAATTTTAAAAGTAGCATCAGTTATTGATGTTAGTTCATACACAAATGTACCATTTAGCACTACTACTGGATTGGGGATTACCGCAAGTTTTGATATTACTATAAACGGAACTAATGACTATGTGGTTTTATTAAATAATCCTGGTTCGTTGTTTGTAGCAGGGGATGGTATAACAATTAACGGATCTTTGTTAGGCGGTAGCGATACAGTAAATGATGTAACTTTTAATGTTGCTACAGTAACTGCAACATATATTGCTGTACCATTTAGTACAACAGACAGTGCGTTAGGGGCCGGCGCAACGTTTGATGTAGTGCGGACCGGAGCAACATACTCAGTAACTGTTAACAACGGTGGTACTGATTTCCAACCAGGTGATTCTATTACAATCCTTGGAAGTGCGTTAGGCGGTGTTGATGCTGTAAACGATTTAACGTTTTCAGTACTAACTGAAATTGGACTTGTTATTGATACTATAACTGGAGTCACCGGCACAGCAACCGGCCCAGGTAGTATTGTTACAATTGACACCATTGTGGGCACTGGTGTTATTATTGTTGGTCGAATTGCCACCGCAACTATCTTATCCGGTAATAGTGTTATTGGCGAGCGTTCATATTCTGGATTATCACAAGATGCTACAAACGGCATTGGAGCCGGAGCAACCTTTAATGTGGCCACAAGCGCAGGCAGTTATGTAGTAACAATTGTAGCATCTGGTAATGATTATTTGTTTGGAGATACACTAACAATTTTAGGTAGTGTGCTAGGCGGTGTTGATGTAGTAAATGATTTGACTATCACCGTTACCTCTGCGACCAGCGCCGGCGGTAACATTTTAACATTTGATTCAGCCGGTGCTCCTGGCACTAATGATACTACATTCACGCCATTGAGTGGGGTAAACATAACAACAGGTACTGGAGCGTCGTTTGACATTACCCGCACTGGCGGATTGTATACTATAGTTGTTCCTAATTTAGCTGGTAGTATTTACAGTGTTAACGATACAATTTTAATTACGGGAACAACTCTTGGAGGCACTGACCCTGCTAACAATTTAACTGTTACAGTTACTAGTGCCGGACTAACCGGAGACATTCTTGGAGTTTCAAGTAGCGGCACTGCTGTATCGGGATCAACGATTGAGTTTTGGTCTGCAGCGGCCTTAAGTGACGTTACCTCTGCTTCAATTCCAGACGGCACATCAATTAGCACCGCAGCCATTGCTGTTTTACAAATATCATTTACAAATCCGCATGGACTAGTACCAGGAGCGAGCCTGGTAATTGATATTACTAGTGCCGGCACTAATCATGCGTTAGCCAAAGGCCCATTCTATGTAGAATCAGTACCATCGTTAACCACGGTTCGTTATACTGCTAGAGCCACAGGCAATATTGATACTGGCACTACTTTACAAGGAATTGTTTACGCTCGTCCGGACAGTTATTTTATTCATAGACCTTATGACGGCGGTGTACAATTAGGAACCGGCGGACCACAACACGGTGTGCAAGCAATTCGTATGAGTAAGAAATATATTCGTTACCAATCTGGTAAGGGTATTATGTATACTACTGGAGCACTATTTGCGCCAAGTTATAACTTACAATCAATTGAGGCAAACGGAACAGCCGTTGGATCGTTTATTACAGTAACAACTGATGACGTGGATCACGGATGCCAAATTGGTGGCCGAGTGAGAATTATTGGAGTTGATACTGCAGGGTATAACGGCGAATATACAATTGTCGACGTGTTAACTGAACGTATTTTTAAAATTCAGGCTTATACTACTCTGGCAAACGTTTACGGATCTATCACTACAGCGGCCCAAATGTCAATTTTAAGTTGGCATGGCGCATCAGTCCGCGCTGGAACATTTGACGACCAAAATGGTATGTACTGGGAGTACGACGGCAGAGAATTAGCAGTAGGTCGTAGATCAAGTACTCTTCAACTGTCAGGTGTAGCAAGTATTCCGCGAGACGGAAATACATTAACTGGGGTTAACACTCGGTTCCGTGACCAAGTTAAGGCCGGTGACAGGATTGTTATTAAAGGGATGACTCACGTAGTGTCATCAGTATCTAGTCAAACACTTCTAGCAGTGACCCCAGACTATCGCGGCGCGAACAACGCAACTGCCGCTAAAATATGTTTGGTTCAAGATTTAATTATTAAACAAAGTGAATTTAACTTAGATCGTTTAGATGGCACTGGCCCAAGTGGTTATAATTTAGATATTACTAAGATGCAGATGATCGGTATGCAATGGTCATGGTATGGTGCTGGATTTATTGATTTCATGTTAAGGGGTTCAGACGGTAACTATGTATTTGCTCATCGTATACGTAACAGTAACACAAATACCGAAGCTTACATGAGAACTGGTAACATGCCAGTTCGTTATGAAGTTATTAATGAAGGCGCAATTGGAAAACTACGTCAATCTATTACTGCTACTCAAACAACAATTCCGTTACAAGACGCATCAGCATTTCCAGATGAAGCTGGCATTGTATACGTTGATAACGAATTAATTGCGTTTAGTGGAAAGACTAATAATACACTAACTGGATGTACACGGTCTGCTCCAATGGTAAACTTTGTTGGAGGTGCCCAACGTACATTTAGGGCCGGGTCAGCAACGGTCCATGAAGTAAACACTGGCGTAATTTTAATTAGTAATACAATTAGTCCTATTATTAGTCACTGGGGTTCTGCGATGTTAACAGACGGACGCTTTGACGAAGATCGTGGATATTTGTTTAACTACGCATCTACTGGTATTCAAGCGTCTACTACAAAACAAACTGCGTTCTTAATTCGCCTGGCACCAAGTGTATCTAATGCTATTATTGGAGACCTAGGCGAACGAGAACTTATTAACCGTGCGCAATTATTGTTAAAATCAATTGCTGTGACATCAGATACGGGTACAGGTGGTCTAGTTATTGAAGGTGTATTGAACCCACAAAACTATCCAATTGACCCAAGCGCAATTTCGTGGGCAGGACTAGCAGGTAGTTCTGCAGGTGGCCAACCATCTTTTGCTCAAGTAGCACCGGGTGGTTCGGTATCATGGGCCGGTGGCGCAACTGTAACTACATCAACAGCTACTACTACTGCGGCGTTAACAGGCACTGCAACCGTTCCTAACAATGCGTTGTTTGCTCAAGGTATTGGGTCAAGCATACTGTACGCAACCAAAGCAAGTTGGGACACCCTAGGGGCATCAGCTGGTTTTAGTGTTGCTGCCTCTGAGACAAAGTATCCGGCAGGTACTACAGTGTCATCAGTGACAGCAAATCCTGCTCCAGTTGCTACTACTTTAGGGTTAATTACTGGCACTGCGACTATACCGCCAAGCCCTTTCTTTAAAACTGGAAATGCATCAAACATTTTATACTTTACTCAAGCTTCATGGGTTGCGTTAAACGGCGCAGTAGGTACTAGTATTTTTAGTAATGATTACCCTGCTGGTACTACAGTATCTAACGTTGCTGGCCCTGCGTTTGCAGCTGGTCAAAGTTATTATACAATTACAACCAGCGCAGTTTCGAATAGAACACATAACCCTGTTACTACAACTTTACAAACGTATTATCTCCAGGCATTTAATAGTACTACGGTTACAATATATTTTAACGTTGTACAAACGTATGCTCCATACATTATTGGAGATGGTATTACAGTATCAGGTCACTCATCAACCCCGGCGGTTGCGGGCTCATGGACAGTTACTGAATGTTCGACAAGTTTTGTAAGGTTCGTAATATCTACCCCACTTAACTTTAATTCTAGTTCAAACGGTAGTGTTGTAAACAATAACGCATTAGCAACAGTGACATTCTCATTAACTGGTGGAGCGTCAACCGGTGCTCTCTCACTAAACTTTACACAGGCGTCATGGGCTGCATTACCGATTGGTTCAGCAGTTGTTACCAACACTGTAAATGATACTGGTAAATTTACTGTTGGAACGCAGATACAAACAATTAGCACATTGCGAACATTTGCCGGAACTAACTATTATACAATTACGTTTAATACTAGCTTGTTAGCAACGATTTCGCCGGCTACATCCGTAACGTTTACTAATATTAATTATTACACAATTTTATTAAGTAGGTCAGCTGTAAGTGCAATCTCTGCGGCAGCAACGGTAGCATTTACTCCTGCTGTTATTGGTACTAACACTTCGTTCTTATACTTTACACAAGCATCATGGGCGGCACTATCTTCAACTTATGGAGCAACTACAGGTACTGAAGTTGTTGACCCTACTAAGTTTCCGTCAGGAACTAAAGTAGCAAGCATTGGCGTATTAAGTACGTTTGGTGGTACTGCGTATTATCGTGTTAACTTTACACAAAGTTCGATTGCTGCCATACCGACGGCCGCAACGATTACATTCCAATTTGGTTTACCGCCTTACGCACAACCAGGTGAAACTGTATTTTCGTTTATTGCGGCACCGGGAAGTGCGCAAACATTAGAATTGGGCGAGTTGAAAGAATTGACTAACACAACATTAGGTGGTAGAGGAACTTATCCAAACGGTCCAGACGTGTTAGCCATTAACGTTTACCGTGCGTCAGGTGCTGGTAGTATTCCTACTAACATTGTTATTCGTTGGGGTGAAGCGCAGGCTTAATGCGTTATTATATCAACTAGGTCAAAGACAGTTTGTAATTTATTACGGATTGTCTTACTGTTGAAACTATTGCGCAACCCTTGATGTATAGGTTTTGGTGGATGATCAATTGTAGACCACCCCCACGCAATATGTTCGTCGCTTAAAATAGGAATAAATTCATTTTCTATTACACACAAGTATGTGTGAAAATTAAACACTTTGTCGTTTGATACAAATGTTTCTAAAGGAATTGTTTTTAGAATTTTAGGCAGAGTGCCAATTTCTTCTTTGATTTCACGTTGAAGGCCTTGCCATGGATTTTCGTCTATTAGATTAGTACCGCCTACTAATCCCCATGTTCCAGCATGTTTGCCTTGAGCTTTTTGTAATAATAGAACTCGTCGTGTTGATTTAGCGTAGAACAATGCTCCGCTACAAACAATACGATCTTTTAAAGTTCTATTCTCCATTGGCCAACTCTGTAATCACCTTCAAATGACTTTGCCCACTGTACATTATTCCACACGTACTGTATGCCAGTATATATATTTGTTTGAAGAAGATGCTGGCCTGTTTCTTGAGCATTAAACATAATATTCCAAGCGGCTCCGTCCCACTCTATAATATCATTAGCATATGCTACAAAATCTGTACCATCATTGTTTTTCCAAGCATCTGGACCATCAACATTAACAGTTTCTCCAATGTCTTCTACTAGCATATATCTAGTACCGGCACCTAACTCTAATGCGCCGGTGGTTGGATCAACTAACCCAGAACCTCTTGGACCTTTAGTAGTTGGGTCAATAATAGCATCAAAGGTTCCCGGACTTCCGGTCCTAACACTTTGATAACCACTGAAAATATTTTCGATTAATAAATCATCTTTAGGATAAGTGTCTGAGTCCCAATTGATTTGTAAGATTGCCGGATCAATTGCGCTTATAGCAATAGTCCCAATAACAGTTGACCCGTCAGGTTGATTTAAAAATATTCTACTTGACCCTGCTTTGTACAAACCCGGATGTTGACTAAACAATTCGTCCCATATTAAGATAGCGCCTTGCCTTAATGGGATGTCTAATGTAGGTTCTCTTGGCACTGAATTTTCGTTTTTACCCATTAATAATGCTTGACTATTGTACACTTGTATATGATAGTTGCTAATAGTTGCGGTGTCTTTAGTAAGGCCGCTATTTACAGTAACAGTATCTCCACCTAAATCAGCACCAAGGCCGTCAATGTACCCACCAAAGTCGGTGTTACTGTTTTGATAAAGCCCAGTAACAATACTAGTAATAACACCAAGATGTTTGACTTTAGCTGGAGGACTAATCCATATTGGTGTATCTAATGTAAGAGTGGCAATATCTATAGGAGCATCTTGCGTACCAATAGGAACTGATCTGCTACTCCATGACATACTAGCAAGTTCTAAAACAGTTAAACTAGTCCAGTCAATATAATTATCAGTGGTCTGTAACTCTAAACTTGGATTGAACAACACAAGAAGTTGTTCAAGTATTTGTAATTTTTGATCTGCGTTAGCTGACCATATATCACATTTCATTGTTAATTTA